ATGATTACTCAAGAACGCCTCAAGCGCTGGCTGAAGTACAACCAGATAACCGGCGTGTTTACTTGGATCGAGCAACGGCAACATATAAAGGCCGGCTCAGTGGCTGGCAGCGTCAAGAAGTCGGGCTACATCGAGATCAAGATTGATGGCGTCAGCTACCAAGCTCACCGCTTGGCGTGGTTGTACGTCTATGGCGAGATGCCAAGCTCATGCATCGATCACATCGACATGGACAAGACAAACAACCGCTTTCGTAACCTGCGCCAAGCCACGGCGGCCGAGAACCTGCGTAACAGGAAGGCGCGCAAGGATTCAGCAACCGGGCAAAAGGGCGTCTATGCTGCCACTAACCGATTCAAGGCACAGATCACGGTTGACGGAAAGCGGATTCACCTTGGATGCTATGCCACAAAGGAAGAAGCCGCAGCAGCCTACGCCAAGGGCGCAACCGAACATCACGGCCAGTTCGCCAGATCAGCATGACCGGCTCCACCAAACAAGCCCCTAAATACGGGGCCTCTAGCGGAAAAGGCTGTTGAAAGTTGCTGAAAATATGTCCCGGTTAGTCCCGGTTTCAGCAACATTTCAGCAACCTTTTTTTGTTTCCCCCTCTCAGCCCGTCCGGGCAATCTCAATCCCCCTTCTCGATAAACCTGATCCGGTACGCCTCACGGTCTGCCGAGGTCATGAACTCCCAGGCGAAATCCTCTTCCTTCGGCCCGCCATCGCACTGCCCGTACCGATACCAGCCGCCCACACGCAGACCGGAGTACATCAGGTTGCGCTTGATGACTCCGACGCCGAGCACTTCCAGCATCTCGCGGAACAACTCGTCGGCTTCGGCGCGGCTGACCTGCTGAGCGCAGTAGCAAAAGTCGTGAATGACGCCGGCCGCTCGATGATCCAGGCCGTCAAACAGCGGATCCACAAGCCAGGGTATCGACGCCAGATCGGTGATGAACCAGCGAGGCACTGTGAATTCCCGACCGTCGCGCGCGTGGTACCGGAACGGTTCGAGCAACACCCACTCGCCCGGCTTGTACGCCCGCAGATCCAGCGCGCCGGAGAACCATGCTTGCTCACTCATAGCATTCCACCCTCACGCGATGCGGGGCCGTCCGCGTGTCCATCACGGCACGATAGGCCGCACGGTCTACGGCTGGCTTGCCGCAGTAGTAGGACGCGAGCGAGGCGGCGCAGCCTTGCAGGGTGAGCAGCAGGCAGGCGGCAATGATCAGGCGCATCATTTCCGGCCCCCATGCTCAATCGAGAAGTGGTTACCGTCGTTGAATCTTCCACCCCATGCACCGCCGATGGATTCCCAGAACTCGCCTAGCTCCCGGTAGTCCTCGCTTGCGGTCATGTACTTGCCGCCCTTGAACAGGTTGAAATCGACTGCCAGCCGCTCCTTGTGCAGCGAAACCGCTGAGCTGTAGGACTTCTTTTCGCCGACGGCGCCATGCACGCGCGGGTCACGGTAGGCATCGCCAAAGGTCAGCTCATAGCCGTTGGCATAGGCGAATTCGATTAGCTGCCCGATCATGCGGGTGAATTTCCGCTGCTTTGATCCGAGGGTCATACTTTTCTCCAGGCAAAAAGAAACCCGCCGAAGCGGGTCTGTGTGTTGCGGATCGGTCAGATCGTCGCGGCAGTCATGAACAGTGCGTCCACCTGCTCATCGGTCAACCCGAGGTCGCCGGCCATGTAGGCGATCAATGGCCAGTCGCGGCGCACTTCGAGCGCGTACTCCCAATCAATCCGGGCGCGCTCACCATCTACGCCGGGCATCGATGCGATAGAGGACTGGACGGCATCGAGCAGGCCGGCGCCGAGCAGGGCAATGCGGCACTGGCGCATGGTGACGGACTCAGGGATTACGGCAACAGGAACTGGAGGCGCGGGCCTCTCCTCAAGAGCCTCCCATCCACTACCGGTCCACTGCGCCACTTGCGCTCCCTTTAACGTCGGCGGCGCGGTAGGCGTGCTGCGCGCTGGCAGTGGTCCGCGTTCGTCCACCGTCTCACTCGCCAGATATACACCGTCAGCGTCCCACAGATAGAGAGTGATCATGGTTATTGCGCCTTGATATAGGTTAACAGGGGAGCGGCGGCTTCGGTTTCGGGGACAACGAACTGTGTCTGTTTGTCATATGAGTACGGCCTGATAGTCGCGGCTATTGTCGAGCCATAAGAAACGGCGGCGAACACATCTGCGCCATAGACCACTGAATACCAACTCGCTGAAACAGGAATATCTATTTGACTCCACGTGATGCCGTCAGGTGACGACAGCGCTAAGCCTGAGCCGCTACCAAAGACGACAAACAATCCATTGCCATATGCAACCGAAATCCAGCCAGCACTCGTTGGTAAAGTTCTCTGAGTCCATGTAATTCCGTCAGGCGATGTGGCTGCTATGTTTGAAGATGAACCGGAAACAGCTACGAACAAGCCGTTGCCGTATGTTACTGATGCCCAGCTAGCACTCGTTGGTAAAGTTCTCTGAGTCCATGTAATTCCGTCAGGCGATGTGGCTGCTATGTTCGAGCTTTGTGCTGGCGCGACAAAATGGCCGTTGCCATATGTTACGGAGACCCAATTGGCGTTAGCAGGAAGCGATCTTGCGGTCCACGTGATACCGTCAGGCGATGTGGCTGCATAATTAGTGCTTCCCGTCGATACAGCGACAAACAATCCATTGCCGTATGTAACTGCAGACCACACCGTGTTTACAGGCAAGGCCCGTTGAGTCCATGTAATTCCGTCAGGCGATGTGGCCGCAATAGTTGAGTTGCGCGCAATCGCTACAAACAATCCATTGCCATATGCAACCGAAATCCAGCCAGCACTCGTTGGTAAAGTTCTCTGAGTCCATGTAATTCCGTCAGGCGATGTGGCTGCTATGTTCGATGATGAATTAGCAACAGCGACAAACAGGCCATTGCCGTATGTTACTGATGCCCAGTTTGCGCTGACAGGCAGGACCCGCTGAGTTGCGTCAGGTTTTTGTAGTAAGCCGACTTCCCCGTACAGTTCCGAGTAAGAGGACTGAAAATAAGCAGAGCCGTCACACTTTAGCCACTCGGGCGCACTCAGTTCGCGGGCGGTAGTTAGGGTATCCCCTACTGAAAACGCAGACTCGACTTCTTGCCACTCAACGCCGCTTTCGTCAGCCTTAACACCTAGTTTGCGAGTCGCATTGCCCTCCAGCGACGGAAGCCCAGCCGCCGCCCCTGCTGCTGCCGCTGCAATCTCTGCGGCGTCAGCCGCTGACTCACCGCGATCTGCCTGCTGTGTGGCCAGCACTACTTGATCCGCCGCTAGCTGCGCCTGATCTGCCGCATTGCCCGCCGATTCAGCCGCAGCGCTCGCACTATCGGCCGCAGCCGTGGCGCTGTCATCGGCGTCGGTGGCGCGTTGATCCACGAAGGCGACGGAGGCGTTCGTCTCGGTAACCAGAGTCGGCAATGCTGCTGCGAAGTTGTCAGCCTTGACCGCAAAGTCGGCCGGCGCGTCCGAGCGAATCGGCGGCGTCGGGATGGGAGTAATGATTGGCGCTGCCATTAGGTCAGTCCCTCAACAGTGATGGAGGCGTCCGAGACGGACGGCCCTGAGATTGAAATCTGAAAGTCGCGGTAGTAGCCGAACAGGAACGTGCTTTCGTAGCCCTCGGCGCCGATCCAGACGACCGGCTGGGCGCGAAGGCTGGCGAGCAAGCGCTGAACTCGCCCGATCTGCGGCGTATCCACCACAACATCGAACTCAGCGCGCTTGCTGAACGAGCGCTCGACAACAACCGAATTGCCGAAGGTGTCTGTCTCCTTGCGGCTGTAGTCAGTGATCCCGACACCGGAGCCATAGACGGCCACGCCAAGCTCAGCCTGACGCCCCATGACGAGGTGCCCGACTGCTGCGGTGTCGCTGGCGTTGTCGATCGTTACGGACAGGGTGGCGGTGCCGTAGGCTGGAAGGTCGAGCAATACGAAGTCTGTCTGCCTGCCAATCGGCAAGAAGAACCACTCGTACCAATCCGAAACCCCGGCATCCACAAGTGAGACGGTGCGTTGATAGACGATGCCGTCCACCGGGTCGGTGAGCGTGACCGTTGCCGACCGACCGAGCAGATTGAAAAGCGCCACAGAGTTGATAACCGCGCCCGGCTGCAGCTCTACCGCAATGCTGCCCGTTTGCTCGGTGAGTGAGCCCACCTTGTCATCGAACATCCGCCAGCGGTTGGTTGCGCCTAGGTCCAGCCACTTCGGCGGGTCGCTGGTGTCGGTCTCCGGGTTCGCCCCGGTGTGCGCCACCAGCGCCTCGTAGTTGCGGTGGTTGTACGTGCGCCGGTCGCCCACGACGTAGGGCGCAGTCACATCCCATGCCGGATAGTCATCCTCCGGCACGCTGCTAGTCGTCAGGATGGCCGGCGTTACTGCCACCGGCTTGATTATCCTCATGCTGCGCCCCTCTCTTTAGGCAGGCCGTCGTAATCCCAGCGCTCCAGGAACTCGACGCGCTTGGCTGTTTGCATCGTGTGTTTTGCGACCGAGCGAAGGGCGTCCATCATTCCCACGAAGTCGGAACGCAGGGCGCGAACCTCTTTCGCGGCATCGCCTCCCCCGCCCAGCATTGTCGCCGTCTGGCTGGCGGAGTAGATGCGGCTCGGTCCCGTTACCTCCAGCTCCGGGCCGTTCTCGCCAACCAGTCGCAAGCCGCCAGAGTGGAAGCCGCCAGCCGCAAACCCCGGAATCTCGCCGTTGACCTTCGCGTCGCGCTCGATGGCTGCAAGCAGATCCGCAACGCTCATGCCGCCAGAGCTGATCTGATCCATCCAGTAGCTCTCGCCAGCCGCGTCAGCCGAGCGCCCAAGCGTTGCCCGATACGCCGCCTCGACCTGATCCTGTACGGACAGGCCGCCTTGGTTTTTCAGGTAGTCCGCAGCTGATCCTGCGCCGGGGTCTGCAGCGTTCTTCGACGCGTCGTTGGCGATGGCTTTCGCAAGCTGGTCGTAGTCGAGATCCCCTGAGGCCAGTTGCTGCTGCCAGAACGCTTTGCCTGCGTCGTCCGTTTCCCGACCCAACACGCTCTTGTAAACCGAGTCGATCAACGCCGAGTTGTTGGCTGTGGTGTTCTTCGAGGCCAGGCCATCCGCCATACCGGAAAGCGCAGCCACGACCGAGGCGTTCATAGCGGCCACAGCGGCCTCTACGGATTTCACGCTGTTGTCGATACCTTTGAGCGCGTCGAGTTGGGCCTGAGCAAACAGCAGTTGCTGATCGAGCGCCGACAGTTGGGACTCAAGCGATTTGAGTACCTGCCGCTCGACGCTGAGCTGTTTGCCGTTGACCTTCTCCAGTTCGGCGATCAGGTTGGCCGTGCGCCCCTGCTCCCGCTCGAATTGCTCGAGCGAGCCATACATGGCCGTGTCCATTTGCGAGGCGGTATCGAGCGCGTCCTGTAGCCCCTCGAACCCTGCCAGCGACTGACCCGACCGCGCCTGTACCAGCGCACTGTTGAGCGTCATGGTGGCCTGAGCGCGCAGCATCCGAACGGTCTCGTCCGATGTGCCGCGCAGCCGCTTGAGTGCCGCATCCAGCGAAGTGCTCACGCCGGTCAAGGCGCTGATATTCGACGCTGTAGCGCTCGCTGCCTGCTGGATATCCTGCTGCTGGGCTGCGATTGACCGCTGAAGCGCTGCATACGCGGTATCGACGGCGCCGAACAGTGCCGCATTGGCTGCCGCTGTTGCCTGCGCCGCCTGCTGCTCGACGATGCTGAAGTACTGCGCAGCCTGGCCGCTCAGCTGCATCATCGTGGCGAACATCTGCTGCCCGGCTTCCGTGGTCAGGTCGATATCCTCGACCATGGCCCGGTACGCTTCGCGGGATGCCGCCAGCTCCACGTCAGCCGACTCGAAAGTCCGCTTGATGGAGTCGATGGTGTCTTCGATCTTCTCTGCGTCGCTGAAAAACGCGCTGTAGTAGGTCTGCGAGTTGGTGGCCAGCGCCTCAAGCCCGCCAGCAGCCAGCGACAGAGCCTCGGCCAGCTTCCCTCCAGCTACGCTCGCGTCGTACATCTCAACGTCGAGATAACGCAGCACCTCGTTCACGCCCTGGAGGTTGCCGACGAATGCCCGCATCCCCTCGAGATCGAGGTCGAGGCCGGTGGCAAACACCTTGTTCAGCTCGGCCGTCATGGCATCGGCAGCGGAGCCGAACCATTCAGCAATGGCCTGCTGGATTTCCTCCTCGGTTTTGCCCTTGGTGCTGATCTGCTTGCGAGCCAACTGCAGGCCGGCGAGAGATCCCTCCTCAACCGTCAGGCTCAGCGAGGCAAACAGATCGGCAACGCCGGCCTGTGTGGCGTCGTAGGTTTCCTGCAGCACAGCAGCAGTTTCAGGGTCAAGCGAGCGGTACTTCGTGCGCTTTTTGTCTGACCCGAACAGCCCGCCCTTCTTCTTTTGGTCCTCGTATGACTGGCCAAGGAAGTCACCATTGGCGACAGAGAATGCCATGCCGTAGTTTTTGGTTTCCCAGCCACCGCCGAAAACCGAACTCATCAGTCCGCCGATGGTGGCGACCGGGATTCGCAGCGCCTTCGAGAGGAAGCTGCTATCGCCAAAAACCTTTGTGATTCCGTTCTCGTAGGCGTTAATTACCTTCGCGCCGAGCCGAACGCCGGCAAACTCGTCGTCAAAGTCCTTCGGCTTGAAGTCGTAGCCGTCCGAGATCGCGCCGTAGCCCTTAACGGCCATGTAGAGGCCGGCGATAGGACCAACGATAGCGCCTAGGTTGCCCGCGATACCGGACAGGCTGCTGCCTGCGCCTGCCTGGGCCCCGGCATAGGCAGCATTGCCTATCTGACCAGAAACCAGCGATTGCCCATAGCCGAACCCGGTCCCCGCAGCCGAACCAGCGCCCGCTGCGGCAGACCCGCCAAACCACCCTGAAACCGTGCCCCAGGCCGAGGACGCCAGGTTGCCGTAGTAACCGGCCGCACCCTGTAGCCCGCCCATGATGCCGCCCGACTGATACCCAGCCAGAGCAGCCGGGCCGACTCCGGTGAACATGCTGTACGCAGTCTGGCCGTAGTTGAGCAGCTTGCCGAAATCAAGGCCGCCGCCACCAGAACCGCCGCCGAGCAGCGAGCCCCACACGTCGCCGATGCCGCCTTGGGTGTTCGTGCCCATGACCGCGTTGCCGAGGCTAGTCAGCAGAGGCTTGATGGTGAGCGCGTTCGCCATCTCGGCAGCCCAGCGCCGCGCAACATCCAGCAGGCTATCGAACGAGAACTTGCCGGACTCGAAGAAGCCCTCCCACATATCGGCGCCGCGCTCAGACACGCGCTCGAAGGCTTCCTCGGTAAGCTGCGCCCACTGGGAAGTCTCGCGGGTGTTTTCCTCGTATTGGTCTTTCAGCTTGGCCAGATCGCCGCGAGCCTTCTCGGCGTTCTCGCCACCGCGAGCAATGATGTCGTTCAGCAGCTCCTGCTGCTTGCCGTACTCACGCGCCGCGACTTCGGCCGGGTTCAGTTCGTCGTGGAGCTTTTCGAACTGCTCCCGGTATTCCTTTATGGCATCGGCCGGGCCGGTCGCGTCGGCGCCCTCCATTGCGAAATTGAGGCGGTTGATCGCCTTCGCTAGCTGGTCGCCGTCGAGGTACTTGTCTAGCAGCGCTACCTGCTCGTTGTACTGGCGCTGTGCGGCTTCGGCGGGGAACAGGCCGTCCATCAACGACTTGAAGGCGGTGGCCTGCTTGTCGGTCTTCCCTGCCGCTTCGGCTGCTGTTGTGCCAAGCGAGGCTGTGCCGGTGCGGAAGGCTTCGATCTTGGGGGCGCTTGCTGCCGATGCGTCACCTGTGCGCCCGGCTGCTGCGCCTAGTTCGTCGTAAGCCTTGAGCGCCTGCTGGATCTTGGCGATCTCGGCGTCAATCTCGGCGTCGCCCTTGTAACTGGCAATGCCGTCCCGACCGAAGAACACCAGCCGCCCGGCAGGCCCGCTCTCGCGCATCTCTTGCAGGCGCGCCAGTTCATCTTCCAGCCGCACGCGGTCATCAGATGCGATGCCGTTAAAGGTCGCGGCCAGTTCTTCGGCCATCCACTTGACGACGCCGACAGTCGTGGTCGCGGCTTCGGCGATAAAACCGATGCCCTTGGCAACGCCCGTGCCCATGATCTGCGCGGCTTCGACGGTAGCCGGATCGGACAAAATGTCCGCCACTTCCATGATCGCCGACGCAGTGTCAGAGGACGCGCCGCTGGTCTCATCCATCTTGCCGATGAGTTGCGTGAAGGAGTTGCCGACAGTCGTTAGGGCGCCAGAGATGTTCGGGGCCAGCTTCTCGAAAGCCTTGTCCATCGCCTCAGACTGGCTCAGCAGTGCGCCGACAACCTGCTCGGCAGTCAGCTTGCCTTCGGCGCCGAGGTTGCGCAGCTCGCCCACGGTGACATTCAGGCCGCGCGCGAGGGTCTGCGCGAGCGCCGGGGCGCCTTCGAGGACGGAGTTCAGTTCTTCGCCGCGCAGCGTGCCAGACGCGAACGCCTGCCCGAGCTGGGTCAGCGCGCCGGCCGCGGTTGCAGCAGAGGCACCGGAGACAGCCAGCGACTTGCTGATCGTCTCAGTGACGCGGGCCACGCCTTCGCCGGTCAGGCCAAGCTGTTTCTGGTTGGTGGCAATGCGCTGGTAAAGCTCGGCAGTCTCGGTGAGCGGCTGCCGGCCCTCTTGGGCAACACGGAACACGGCCGCCTGAGCTGCCGCGAACGCCCCGGCGCTGTCCGTAACCAGTCGCAGGCGGTTGGAGATCGAGGTATAGGCTTCGGTCGCCTGATAGACCTCGCGCACGCTCAGCGCGGCAACGATGGACGCGCCAACCTTGCCCGCTACATTGGACAGGCCGTTGAATTCTGCGCTGGTCTTTTTGGCCTGGTCGCCAATGCCTTTCAGGCCCAACTCGACCTTGCGCGCCTCGGTGACAAACTTGCCGTTAGCCTCGCGCAGCCGGCCAGCCGCATCGCGATAGATGCCGGCCGCCTTGGCCGCGCCAGTAAAGGCACCTTCCACGCCCTTGGCGGCTTTTTCCGCCTTGGTTCCGGCCCCGTTGAGCTTAGCCAGATCGCTTTCGGCGCGGGCGACATCGCTGGTGTCGATTTGGATCGCTAGGCTGGCGATGTCTACCATGGTTTTCTCCAGGCATGAAAAAGCCCGCTCAGTGGCGGGCTCTTGGGTGTTTGGGTCGCGCTGGTTGGCGCTGTAGTTACATGGTCAGCGGAACCTGACCAGCTTGTCGATGGCGCGCGGCGTGCACTCCAGAATCAGGGTTGAGCCGTCGGCGAATGCCAGTTCGGCAAGGTTTCGTTTCTGCGTGTAGAAGGAGCCCGCGATGGCGACCACGATGCCGGCAATCGCGCCGAACGGGCCGAGCAAGAACAGGCCGAGGAAGCCGAGTACGATCACACCAATGAAGGCGCCGAAGATACCGAAGCTGCGAGACGCATCCACCTTGGTCTGAACGGACACGACTTGCCCTGCCTCGTAATAAGCTTTTCGCGATCCCTCGACTACCAGCTGGTTGTTGCTAAGGAATGCGCTTCCTTTCAAGCCAAAAGACCCGCCAATTATCTTCATCCCCACCCCTCCCTGTCAGAAAGGGCCAATGTAGCAGATGGCCTGCGGTTCGGCTTAATGCTGCGATGGGTGGATGGATGCTCAGTTCCGTAGATGGTGGCGCGGTGATAGCTTGCAGGCTTTGCTAGGGAGAGCTGCCGTGTCTGCAATCATTATCTGCATCAGCCCGGAATATGCGCTCGTCGCGACGGACACGTTAGTGGTGCGCCTGCCAGATTTCCGCCCTGACGGATTCACCGAGAAAGCTCGGCTCTGGGCTGAGGCGAAAATAATCGTGGCCGGGACCGGGCTCGCCGGGTTCTCTGACTTCTGGCTGGACTGGCTAGTTAACAGCGGGCAAGGCCCAATGGATATCGAGGCGCTCGACATGTTCGCTCCGGCTGCGCTGCTCGAGATGTACCGAGGGAGCGAGCAGGAGACGACCGTCTACCACGTCGGCATCGGCGCAGACGGCCTCATGAAGGGGTATAGATATAGCTCTACCGAATCATTTGCGTCCCGTCCAATCCCTTACGGGCAAGCAGTTAAGCCGTCGGCAGGCGCCGAACCGAACCCAAGCAGACCGAGAGACATTAAGCAGATCATGCTGGACCAGAAAGAACTGCAAGACCGTCGCCCACCCGCTGAGAGGGTACATATTGGAGGGCGTATGTACATAATCGACTTAAAGGCCGACGGCGCTTCACAAAGCGGCTTCCTCGATATTTTCTAGCCTACACAATGCGCAGACCTCCGCTAGGCGGCTGCTTAAATGCAGGAATACCAGACACGCACGCCGAGAACGCTTTTTTGCGAGCCTCGTCTAGCTCAGCTGTCAGGACGGCTATTTTATCGGCGATAGCCGAAAGGCTGGCGTCACGCCTGATGCCCGACGCCAGATCGGCCTGCGCGGCTGAGAGGGTGCTATCGTCGGGATAGCGCTGCATGTCGTCGCTCAAGAGCATCGCGCCGCAGCAGAGGCAAGATGCAGGTCTTTCGTTTTTGTCCACTCGGCAATCCTCTTGGTTTTTTACCGCTATTTCGTCCGCATCACCTGCGCCCCCATCAAGCCGTAACCCGCGCCCTAGGCAGGCCGTCATAGTCCCAGTTCGCCATAAGCTCTGCGCTTTTGGCGGCCCGCTCTGTATGGCAAGCAATCGAGCGCAGCGCTTCCAGCATCTGATCCTGCTTCGACTCCACCGCTTCCAGTCGCCGCTTCAACTCTTCAACTTCGCTATTCATATGAACTCCTTGGTTCATTTGGACCGCATCACCTCAAGCGCGGCGATCTCCATCACGCGCACCCCGGCAAAGACTTCTGTCTGGTCGCGCTTCTTGATGCCCTGCAAGCGCATGACGGGCTCAAGGGCCGAGTAGTCCAGCCCGGTAGCTCCGGACATTCCGGTCCGCCACTGCGTCTGCATGGCGGCGAATACCTCGAAGGCGTCCCAGTTGTCCGGCCAGACCTCGATTTCTACTTCGAAGTCCTCCGCCGTGAACCCGAACGCCTCCATTTCGTCATCAGCGGCCGCACCCTGGTACAAGGCGCGCGCCGCCGCGATCAGTTTCCCCGCTTGGCCTGGGTGATCTCGGTGATGTACGTGCCGAGGATTTCACGCGGGGCGCCAACGAAGTTCTGGCACAGCAGATCGATCGATTCCTTGTTGAACGGATCGTCCAGCTCCCAGCCTGCGAGCACGTCTTCCATCAGCTCGACATCCTTGCGCTTCTCGATGCCCTTCATCAGCTCGGCGAGCTGGTCGCGGGTGCGGTGCTTGAACTCGAAGTTCAGCTCGACGCTTTCTCCGCCGTGAACCGGGATTGCCACTTTGGCTTTGAAGGTCGGGGCAACAGCGAGTTTGAATTTGGCCATGGTGTGTTTCCTCTATTGGGATTTGATCAGGTAAAAAGAGGGCGCCAGAACGTCTCCAGCGCCCTTTGCAGCAGGTCTGCTAGATGGCTGTACGGTTAAGCGGCGTAGCGGGTCGGGCGCGACAGCAGCGAGAACGAGCTGTTCACGGTGTCGACCTGGCCCTTGTTCTTGGTCGGCGTTTCGTTCAGGGAGACGTAGCCGTAGTAGTAGATTTTCGAGCCGGACTTGTTCTGCATCAGCAGCGGGCGAATGGCGCGAGCATCGGCGGCTTTCTTGAGAGCCTGATAGCCAGCCAGGGACGGGTCGTCGCCGATCTCCATGGAGATGGACTGAGCCGAGTACATGGTCGGGATCTGGATCTCGAAGTCGGATTCCAGCGGGGAGACGGTGGCGAACTGCTGTTCACCGCCCGAAGTGCTGATGCCGATGATCTGGCTGACCTGCGTGAAGGCAGTCACCTTCATAGCCGAACCGCTGGACGTGCCGACCGGGAAGGCGCTGGTGTCGCTGGTGTCCAGGCCTTCGAGCTGGAAGGTGCCTGCTGCAGACGCAGCGACGCGGAACACGCGCTCGTTGATGCGCTGCCAGCCAGACTTCAGAACGATGATGTCGCCGTCCACGAAACCGTGTCCGGCAGCGGTCGCAACAGCGGTTGCGGCATTGCTGATGCCAGTGATGGCAACAGGCGTGCCGAAGGTGGTGCCGAGGTAGATGGTAGTACCGTCGGGGATACTGAAGGCCACGATGTGTCTCCTTTGCCGAACTTGCGGCAGTTGTGCGCCCGTTCGGGCAATAAAAAACCCGCACTAGGCGGGCTTATTGGTCATCTGTTGATTTATGTGTCGGCGCGGTATCGGAACCGTACCGGCACCATGTAATGCGTATCGCCAGGAATGCCGGGGTACGCGCTGCAGGGTGATGTGATCTGTACCCAGAACGAACCGGACTCAAGCCGGAGCGTCATCGGGAACAGGGCGGAAAGCTCGTCAGTCAGCGTCTCAGCTGCGTTCGGGCCATTGCCTAGCGGTACATGCACCGACAGTTGGAACAGGCCCATGTAGCCACGATGGGCGCCCTCTAGGTCGATGCTCTGCGTGTCAGCCGGCAACAGGCTTGCGCGGATGTACGAGCCGGTCGGCGGGGTGAACTTCACGTTGTCCCACGCAACCGGGATCGGCTTAGCAGTCGCCCACGCGCTCAGGCGGCTCTGTAGCAGGCTGCGAATCAGCTTGTTGCTCATGTATCCAGCTCCCGCACTGCCTGATCGACGAAGGTTTGGAACTCGGTTGCCGTGACGCCAGCCACGCCAAGCGGCGCCTGGGACGAATGCCCCATTTCCAAGCTGTACGAATACGGGACGTTGTTCGCCAGCCAGATCGAATTGATACCGCTGCGGTAGGAGGCCATAACCGCAGCCCCGGCTGCATTGGTTGCGCTACCGCTAGGATCTGCGCGCTCAATCTCGTCCCTGGCAGGCGCGCCGAAAGTCACTTGCCAGTTGCCCCGGAAGCGCCCGCCGACATAGCCCTCTGGCCCGCCGCCCTTCCACAGGTCAGGGTTGCCCACAGGGGAGCGATCAACGACCTTGGCGAGCATATCGATGCCGACTTTGCGAACCACGTCTTCGGCGTTGCCTTGGGCCTTCTCGATGAACTTGGACAGATCAAGCGCGAATGCCATGTTATTTCCTCAGCTGGACGGACCACGTTGCGCCGGCCGGGTCTTGACTGACGCGCACGACTTGCATCCCGTCTAGCGTGTCGCCCATCTCGGGCGCTCGCGTCACCTCGGATTGCAGGGCCAGCAGTTGCAGGTCGGTCGACTGGATCAAGGCGCCGTCTATCTGGTCGAGCCGGTAACCGCTGAACACGCCGCGCCCCTCATAGGGCAGATCCGTCGCGGTCATCTCGCCCGTTTCCGGGTCATAGACCGCTTCGTCCGCATGTGAGGCCGTGAAGGCGCGCACAGCGTCCGACAGGTCAGTGTCGAACGCCTCGGCAATGTCTCTGCTCAAGTCATCGCGTAGGCCCATGTCAGCCCCTCACAAGCCGGACTTGACCGGCAGACAGATAGGGAGCCAGTAGCGCCATCGCGAATGATTCGCCAGCGGTCACGGTGCGAGCGGTAGCTGAGAACGTCTTGCTGCTCGACACGCCACCCGCCTCTACCGACTTGCTCAGCACTCCGGTTTCGGATGCCCCGTAGAGCGCCCCTGATGCCGCCTCGCGTGCGATCTCCGCCCCGGCCTGTACAACCGCAGCAGGAACCTCTTCGAACGCTGGCAGCGGCTTTGCGCTAAGCCATGTATTGGCCATCAGCACCGCGCGAGCAGGGTCGCCAGTACCGGCCCAGCCTGCGCCGAGCAGCGCGTCTACCTGCGCGACAGTGATGTAATCCATGGGTTACGCCTCGGGTTTCGGCTTGGGCTTGCGCGGCTGTGGCTCGTCCTGCTTCTTGCGACTGCGCTCAACCTTTTGAATGGTGGCGAAGTCGACGGGCTGACCTGGGATCAACCCGTCTTCGTTTAACTTTGTCATGCGCCCTCCTCAGGGAGAGGCAGGGGCCGAAGCCCCCGCTCTTGATCAGTTGGTGACGAGGAAGCTGATCGGGACGTTCTTGCGGTCAACGACGCGGGACCATGCAGCGTCAGCGGCCAGTTCCGACAGGCTGAACGAAACGCTCGCCGGAGTGCCGGTGTTCTGATAGCCGAACGGATGCAGAATCCACGTCTTGCGGGTCCAGAGGGTTTCGACGCCTGCGCCGTTGCCCTGGTTGGCTTCACGCTGAACCTCGACCGGAACGACCGGGGCGCCGTCGCCGTAGCCGAACGCACCTTCACCGAAGATGACGCTGGTGTACTTGAAGCCGCTGGTGGTGCCAGCAACAACAGGCAGGCCGTCGTCCACGATCACGCGCAGACCCATGTAGGTTGGGATGGTCAGGCGACCCTGGCTGTCCGGCACATACACGATGTCGTCGTTCTTCACCATCTGCTTCATCACAGCCGAATGGACGGCGATGGCACGCAGCGCATCAGCCGCATCGCCCATGGTGTAAACGGCGTCGGTGAAGGTGTCGCGGTTGAACTTGGTGGTTGCGGTCTGCGAGGCGGTCGCTTCGACAGCCACGTTGATGACCATGTCACCGGAGTTGTTCGCTACGTTGTCAGCCAGCACACCGTTGCACGAGGCGATCAGGCGGCGCTGCCATTGACGCAGCCAGTAGGCGTCGACGCGGGCGCGGATCTGGTCCATCGCACGGCTACCCATAGCCAGCTCGGAAGCCAGATCGGCAGCAGACAGGCCCTTGTTGAGGAAGGCTTTACGCGCGATCTGCTCGCCCTGGACGATCTTGTCCGGGGTTGCCAGGGTGGCAGGGTTGTCAGTGGACAGGTTCGGCGCAACGGTGGCGTCGATATCCTTCCAGAATGGCAGCTCTGCAGTCTTACCGGCTGCGGTGGCGATGCCATCGAGCAGCGCGTTACGGGTGACGACGCCAGACTCGAAGAACGCCGTCTTCTCGGGGCTGTTGACGGACGGCAGGTCTTGGAAAACCTTGACGTCGATGATATCGCTCAGTTGAACAGTGGCCATGGGGGTTATTCTCCGGTGCCGTAGTAGTCAGTTTTAAGGCGTTCGTACTGGGCAGGGTCGCGCTTGCGAATGTCCGACAGTTCCGCGCCTGAGTATTCGTTGAACTTCTTCACGGCCCCGCCGTGGCTGTTGCTAGTGGAAGCCCCGCCCCCGGTTACCCCGCTGGCATCAACCAGGAAGGGGTATTTGCTCTTCAGATGGGCCAGCACCTTGTCATGCTCGACCTCTACGCCGCCGATCTCGAAGCGGACCCCGGCGTCTGTGTGTTTGGCCAGTTGCGCGACCTTCTCCGCTAGCAATTCGCTGCGGTCGCGGTCTTTCGATAGCTGGCCTGCCAGGCGCTGCGCTTCCAGGCTGATTTCCTGGCGCTGCACCTTGCTTTGGAATTCGGCGAACTTGTCGGCAAGCTCTTTCTTGGCTTGCTGCTCGCGTTCGTACAGGGTTTTGAACTCCCCTTTCTCGCGCTGGCGTTCCTCTTCGGCGGCTGTCTGAGCCTCTTCGAGTTCGCGGGCGCGCTGCTTGGCGGTCTTGGTTTCGCCCAACAACTCATCGAGCTTTGCTTTCAGGCCGCCCGTCTCTTTCTCGACTGCTGCCTTCATTTCGTCGGCGGTGAATGCCTCGACTTCTGTACCGTCTTGCAGGATCAACTTAGCCATGTGCCCTCCGGGCGTATGGAGCCGGTCACTGACCAGCAGGCAATAAAAAACCCGCACTAGGCGGGTTCGGTTTGAATCTTGGTTGGCGTTACATGATGACGCGCTCGCCTTTCATGGCGCACAGGAAGCAGACGCGCTGCTTCGTCGCTGTCTTGCCAATGCCGATCTTCGTTTCCACGTACTCACGCCCGCCGCAACGGTGACACTGCGGCATAGCGCGGGGCTTGGGAGCCTTGCGCACACGGTCGCGCACCTGCTCCGCTTCGGTCTGCGGGGCTGGCGTGCCGTGGATAACGTGGAATCGTGGGCGGTCGGTCATGCGGCCAGTTTAGCGAACGACGCGGCGTCACGCTCGCGCAATTCCTCAAGCGCAAGGTAGCGGCCGTTCGGGCTGTACAGGTCCGGCAGCTTTAGCCCGCCTTCGCGTATCAGCCTGCCGCGCTCCGGGCCTAATACCTGATCCTGTCGCGCTGGCGATTGGCGCTGTAGCCAGGAAGCGAAAGTCGTTTCGGCCGGCACTTGTCCGTCCATACTGGCGCGCTCGCTCGGACTCATATCGTCAATGGGAATCCCAAGCTCACGCCAGCTTTTGGTCACAGGCGTGGAAGTCGAGCGGCAGTTCCAGTGCAGCCTGCCTGGACCCTGTAGCCAGGGAACCTTGTGGCCGATGGGCCTGTGAGTGCCGGCCTCATACTTCAGCCCGTCACGAATTCGACACGGCGGAGATGTTTTTGAGTCGAGCGTGGCGCGAAATAGCTCCGCCTTGATCAGATCCGAATTGGCCTCGTTGAACTGCTCGCGCGCCACCTGCGCCGTGTGGCTGATCGCCGTCTGCACAACCGCCATCAAGTCTCGCCGGGGTCGCTGTAGCAGCCCGTCAGCAAAACCCGCCGCCTTGGTGCCGCGAATGCCCCGCACGATCTCCGAGGCGGTCTTGCCTTCGACGTAGCCGATGCGGATAGCGTCGCGGATCTTCGTCATGCGGCCGGCCTCGATCTGGCTGGCCCAATCCTTCATCAGTCTCCCCTGAAATGGCCTCGACATCGCCGCCGCGTAGACCTGATTCGGCGATACCGAGGCAATCGAATAGCGTACCTGCACGGCTGCGGGAATAGCTGATTGGTACAGCGTGGCTTGGTAGCCCGCCTCATACGCCGCCAGTTCCAGCAGCTCGCCCTGTAGCGCCTCTGTGACGGCTGCATAGGCCGCTGCGTTCAATTCCCGCACAGACCCAAGCAGGCGCTCCAATCGTTCGACTGTGAACGAATCAGCAGGCATCCGCTCAAGGGCTGCGGCCAGCTCGGCAGCGAGGTCGGCATCGGTGCGATTCAGCAGCGAAATCATCCGGCGAACGACGCCTTCGGAATACTGCTGAAGGTCGACGGAGTGCGCGGTTAGCTCATCGAACAGAACCTCGTTGACCGTAGCCATCAGATCACCCCAAGCGCCGGCCCCTGGCTAGCGATGCGTTCCTGTTCTTCCTGCCAGTTGTATTCGTCGCTGATCACGCTGCGGCGCTGCATCTCGGCAAACAGGGTTTCATCGGACAGCTTGCCGGCCGACGCCATGTTTAGCAGCAGAGGCAGCGTTGTTTCGGGGGCGAAATCTTGCTCAAAATTCCCGCGCATCTCGACGGCGCCACCATCCGGCAGGCCGCGATAGTCCGCGAATGTCTGCAGCATCTGCGCGATACAGTCCGCGAATTGCGAGGCCATACGGGCCAGCGGGGACAGCTCTTGCGCCGCCTCTTCGTTCGCCTGTGCGGCCGTCTTGGTCTGCTGCTTGTCTTTCTGCAGCAGCTTGGCGCCGGCCATGCGCATTTCTTCGATAAGGTCTTGCAGCGACTCACGGCCAGCAGTGATTGCCGCCCCAGTGTGCTCGACGTACTTCGCATCGCCGTCTTTCGGCATACGGGTCGCACTGCCGGCGCTGATGACCAGCTTGAATTGCTCGTCGTCAGTGAACATGAACAGCAGCGGCACGCGGGCAACGTGTAGGAGATTGTCCTGATCGCTCTGCGACTGCCAGTGTTTGACGTTCAGGTACGCCAGTTCGAGCAATGGCGGGCGAGCCGTCATCATGCCTGTGCGGCCGGTGTAGAAGGTCACCCACGGGATGTACGTCAGGCTTGTCTTGCCAATATCGTGCATTGTCCAGCTGCCGCCTTCCTGCTTGCGGTAGGTGCGCCACAGGCCAGGCTCAAGGACTCTGACCTGCTCAACCACTTTGACGCCGAAGTCACCATCAGGCACCTCGACCGATTCGGTAAAGCGGACCTGCAGCAGCCTACCGCCCTCAGCACGCCAGCCCAGCACGCGCTCCGGGTGAATCAGCACGGCATACGGGCGAACCCCGGCCGCTTCCTCGTCCGCTGCGGTCTGCAGCTCACCGGCTTGCGGGTAATCGATCAGCGCGTGACACAAGCCATAGCTCAGCGCCGTGCGGAAATACTCGACAGCCCACGCATTGAGGTCGTTACCGCCTAGATCCACGTCCTCGCACAGTTCAGCCACAACAGGCGGCACATCGTCGCCAATCTGCAAAGGCTCAGCGAAAACGCGGCTGGTGTTGCTGTTCACCGTCTCGGCATAGGCAGGCAGCAGCGTGGAGAGGCGCAGGCGCGACAGATAGGCGTCGTCTTCCTCTGCCGGGTACTGAGGCAGCAATGCCTTAGCGGCGTTGCGCATCGCAGCGGTTCCACCCATCAGCGGGGCGACGATAGCCCAATCCTCGCGCATGGCATCCACGGCTGGGATTGTCTTGGACGGGTCGTTGCTGCTCATGGGCTTTACATCCGTAGAGGTTGGTTGTGTGTGACTGGCTTTCTGCGACCCATCGCCACAGCGAAATAGCGGAATGCATCGGAGCCGTGAGACGACCAGTCGTGAAGCGGCTTGTCTTTCCAGCAGCCGCGCTTGTCGTCCCACTCCTTGCGGTAGTTCTCTAGGCAGGCGATGCCGGTCTCGCACTTCGATTCATCAAATGCGCAGCGAGGCAGGATCTCGCGGACGTGATCAATGCCATCGTCTACGCCCAGCTTCGGAACCACTTGGAACCGGATGCTGTAGCGATGACCGTCGATCTCGTAGCCTGCCTTTGCAATCTCTCGCCTGGTCTTGCCGTCGCTACCGAACTCGCGGTTATCAATGTCGTGCGGCCCCCAGTGGTCGCCGTACGTGTAGCCGCGCTCCTTCAGCACCTTCATGTAGTGCCGCAGGCCTTCGCCGCTGTTTTCGTAGTAATCGACTATGTGGAACTCTTCCCCGACCAGGCGAACGAACCAGATGGCCGTCGAGTCGCCCACGCCGATGTCCCAAAAGGTATGCACCGGCTGGTGGCTGTTGTCGGGCAACACGCCGATTCGCTGCCGTGCGTACAGCTTGGCGAACTGCTTGGCGTAGTAGGCGCCCTCGATGCTCTGCTGGAATGCCTCGGCAGGGATGGACGGGTATTCCCGCTTCATGTCGTCGCCGAGGGTCTTCTCCTTGGCGGCGTACCAGGCTCGCTGGCCATCGTTCGTTTTGATGCCGTGCTTTGCCTCAAGCTCGGCGAAATAATCTGTCAGGCGCTGCGGCAGGACGGTTCCGGCTGGGTCTAGCCAGTAGTCGGCATTCTTCCACCAACTGAAGAAGAAGAACTTCCAGTCCAGCTTGCCGAGCGGCTGCTTTGCGGCCTGCTGTTTCTCAGCTGTCTGCGAGTAATCGAAGAAGTAACCGGCCCGACCCTCTGCCGTCGACTCGATGGTGACGAAGCAGTCAGTTGCAACGGCCTCGAACGCACCAGTGACGATCTCGCGCGCCTTGTGCGGAAACTTGGCGCAGATCTTCCCGAACTCGGAAACGTGAAGGTAACGCAGCGTGCCGCCGCGGAATGACGTGCTGACGTACAGCGAGCCGCCCTTAGCGAATACCAGCTCACCGGCCGCATCGTTGCTCGCCGGGTTGGCCGCCTTGATCTCTGCCGGCAGATTGTCGTACGCGAACTTGATCTTCTCCCGAAACAGCCGCTTGGCATCATTCAGGGTGTGAGCAATCAGCGCGCACTTGGCTGATTCGAACAGCGCCGCGTCAAGCTGAATGATGCACTGCTCAGTCGTGAAGCCTAGCTGGCGGGCCTTCAGGATGATGTTTCGAGTATGGATGCCCTCGAAGTACTCCAGCTGCTCCGCTGTCATGCGGAAGCGGGTCTTCTTGCCTGCCTTGTCGGTGATGAAATACAGGTTGTTCAGCCTGAACAGCTTGTCCCGGAGCTTCGCAAGGTGCTCGGGTTTCATCTGTCAGGCCTCAGTCGATAGCTCGTCCATCAGTGCGGCCAGGTCGCCGACCGTCTTGTCGCCTTCCTCGGCGTCGAGGTTGTAGGCCTGGCGCTCGCCCTTGATGACCTTCAGCTGAGCATCAACGCCAGCATTCAAGGACCGGGCGAACTTGTCATGGTTGTCTTCGGTTACGTCCATCTCTGCCAGGGCAACGCACAGCTTGTTGGCTATGCCGCGCCACTGAGCCAGGCCGGAGCGATGGGCCAACACCAGTTCGGCGCGAAGATCCGACTCATCCTCAACGATTTCCGCATCAGTGCGGTGCGTACTTTCCGTGCGTACCTGAGCGCGTACCAATTTTTCTTTGGTCGCTGCCAGAACCTTTTCTGTGAGGTCGCGGGTCCAGCCTTCTTTTGCCGCTCGCTTGCGGATGGCACCCTCTGTTACGCCGTGCTTATCCGCCAATGCTCTGACTGACGGGGAGCCAGAGCGATATGAGGCCTCTAGTGATTCCCAGTCAATGGACTTTCTCGCTGCCATTGCTGATGTACCTTTCTATGAAGCGCATTGCTGAATCCCGATGGGCTGCTTCTGACCCCATCGGCACCGGGATTACCCCAGCACCCCGGCAAGCCTGCACAACTAGTAACTCCTCGTCGGGCTTGCCCCAGGATGAAAACACCAGCGCCTTTCTGATCGTCGGCACGCCTGCATTTGCCATTCCAAGCTGAACCGCGTAACCGATGCACTGGCCAAGTCCTGACAGGACGTGCTGCTTCCCTCTTGCCCCATCCTTTAGCTCGCAAACGGTCAACGAGCCGTCTGCATGGATGAGCAAGTAATCGATTCGCCCGCGAGGTACTGGAAACTCAGCTTCTGCACTGATGACTTCCGGCACCTCGCCGCCGAACATACTGAGGTGAACAGCACTTCCACTTAGTAAGCCGCGGACAACGCCAGACACAAACGCCTCGCCGGACATGTGCAAATGGTGGTAAACCACGCTAGGCAGCCCTGCTAGAGCGCAGCGCTCGCGTATTGCCTCCCAGTCGGGTTGCTTTGCCATGTAAACTCCAGTCATTCGGGATACAAGGTGCTCTCGATGATCACTTGCTCAGCGCACCGGAGCAGGCCGAGCAGCGCCAGGTCTTCGCCTTTGCTGCCCATGCCGTATGTGTCGATCTCTCCGTCTGGACCCATCGTTACGAGAATGCCAACGTCACAGCGCGGCACCTCGCCCGACTCCATCTGGTCGGCAATGGTGCGGAGGGTCTTGATCCCGTCTCGCCAGCCTTCGCGCTTGAACTCGAGAACTTTGGGTTTATCGCTCATGCGCTACTCCGGTTATTTGATGAGGCTGTGCGGTATCTGGCGCACTGCGTCAGACGCATCGATGATGACGTGCGGCTGCCTGCCGGATAGATCGACGACGTTTTGCATGGGCGCGCTCTCGGTTTACTGCCAACCACACCTCTTTCCCGATCATCACAGCGACACAGGCTGCGAGGTAGGTGAAGATCAGGATGGCGTTGAGGCGTTTCATGCGGTCACCAGTTGAGGCGCCTGACGCTTTCAATGCCCGCCTTCATCGCAGCTTTGCGCGTCCTGTATGGGCGCGGCAGGCATAAGCACGACAGCTCGGCAGGATTGACCCTGTACGGGTGAAGCTCGCCCACCTCGGGCAACCGGTCTTTCTTGCCGCCGATGATGTATTCGCTCACTTCGACGTGTTTGAGCCGAGGCCCATGCAGCGTATACACGAAGAAGGTCTTGCCAGCCTTCAGCTCGCCAGGGCGGTAGAACTTGCTCATATCGCCGCCTTCTTCTCTCCCCAGCGGATAGCCAGGTCACGGAGCTTTTCTGTTCCGAGAAATCCGACACTACCGCCCACGAAAGTGGCCATGCTCTGCGGCAGACCGAAGTATTCGAGCAGCGGGACAAGGGTTAGCGTGGCGAATCCACACAGGGCGCCTTCGAGGATCATCTGACGCTTCGTGCCGCCGCCATACACCACTCGCAGTACAGCGATGGTCACTGACAGGCCGAACGCATACAGGCTCGGGGCAACGGTCTGCAGCCATGCGAGCGCCGCAGCCCACGTTTCAGGACGGTCGGGCATCTTCATATCTCGGTTATCCCGCATGGGGCAGTTGGTGATTGGTCCGGCCTCACATGCGCGTGCGATCCGCCTATGAGCAAGGAGGCAGGCATGGGGCCGGAATAGGGTTGCACTGCATTGCACGTTAGGCCGCTTAAGCTGCCTTGGCGCTGCACTCTATTGCGCGATGCGGTGCGGATGGGTGCGCTGGGTGGTGAGCCCTCATCAACCGTTTGCGCATAAAAAAAGCCCCGGCATTTCTGCAGGGGCTTTCTGTTTGGTGCTGCAGGGTGAGAAGGCCTGCGATGAAGCATTTGCGAGGCACACTGAGCAATGTGCTGGCCGAATATTCCCTCAGGCGAAGGAATCACAGCATGGGGAAATAGTGCCTCTAGCCGAACGGGAATGCAAGCGTTTTTCTCACGTATTAAGCCCGTATTTACGCAGCATCCTTCCACTGGTACAGCAAGCCAGAAGCCGGAGCCAGCGCGGCCTTGTCCATGTCGTTGCAGGCCTGGAAGAAGGCGTCGATGTGTGACTCCCACTCACGGGTCCAATTCTCACTGCAGAGGCGAACGCCGTACTCGTCGAACATCCATGCGCGGAAGGCTTCAGGGGTCGGCAGCGGGTCAGGCGTCGAACTCTGCCCGCCCTGGTGCTGGCGGCGGTACCGGTACAGCACTCCCTTGGCGACGTATTGCGCCTTCTCGCGTTTGGCCTCGGTCATGCGCGGAAGCTTGGCGGCGGCCATGGCAAATACCAGCTCCTCGGCAATCTCCCGATGGTCGTCGTCGGCCAGTGGCGAGTACATCCAGTGGCCGAAGCACTGCAAGCTGGCCGGCAGCGTACCGATGACCGACTGCACCATTCCGCACAGCGCCTGATCAAGCGCCACGTCGGTGCGGCGGTCCTTCTCGGTCTTCTGGATGCTGGCCTGCAGCATTCCCACCTCGAGGGCGTAGGAGGTAGTAGATTCCCGGCGCTGGTAGTAGGCGTCATGCCAGAGTTGACGCGCGCTGTTCATCTTCATGCTGCCTCCTCGCCCTTGAGCATGTTCGGATTCACCGTGTGCCGGCCGACCTCGCCGAACTCCGCGTGATGGATGATGCACTTCATGTTCTGCTGAGCCCGGTAGCCGCCCCATGCGGAGTAAGCATCCTTGGCGGTCAGGGTGTTGAAGGACTCGACGGTAACGCCGCTGTACTCCTTGACGCTCTGGTGGTGCACGTGGCCGATGTACCAATAGCGGAACTCGGTGCGACCCCATGCCTGCGCCTGATCGGTAGCCATGACGCCCGGGAGGCGGTCAGGCTTGCAGGAGTGGCCGTGGTGCATCCCGATCAGCACCTTGCCGTGCTCGTGGTACATGAACGGCGCGGGCGAGGTATCGATCTGGACGCGAGGCTCGTTGGCGTAAATGTGGCTCAAGGCGATGCTCAGCCAGATCGCCCCGGTGTCGTCGTGGTTGCCGATGACGTTGCAGACGCGCACCCGGGCGTGCTTCATGAGGGCGGACTCGATGCACTGCCTCATCACCTTGACGCCGACGCGAATCATCTTCGCGTAGCGCCCGTCGACGTCCAGGATGTGGCCGGAGCGACTCGTGGTTCCTTCCATGTTGTCGGCATGGAACCAGTCGCCGCAGTTGATGATTAGCGCTTGCTCGCAGGCCGGCGCCATATCGACCAGGGCTGCCATTGCGCCACACTGGACGCGCTCGGCAATGGCCAGATCCCAGTCGCTGCCCTGAGTTTCCTCGCCCCATGCGCGCATTCCGATATGGGCATCGCCGATCGGGTAGGCAGCAAGCAGGTGAGACAGGTAGCTGTTGCCGGCCTTGCGCGGCTCAACCTGCGGCAGATCCTCGGACATCGCCTGGCACGCTTCACGGATCAGTTCAGCCTGGCGCTCTTGGTCGATGGTGGTCTTGACCCATTGAAGCTTGGCCTTGCCGTCTTCGTCGTACAGGGTCGACGTGCCTTTGAGGCGAAAGCCATCCGGCACGGTCTTGGTCATGTCGTGCTCCGGGCTCCATCCCTGCCTGGCCAGCCTGGCCTTGTGGGTATAGACGTTGCGCTCGTGCATCCCGAGGATCTGAGCGGCCTCAGCCACAGTCCGGCCGTCCAGTGCAGCCCTGATTTCATCGTCTGTCGCTTTGCGTGCGGCCATCAGGCTGCCTCCCCGTCTATCTCTGAAATGGTCACCTCGACGCACCCTAGGGCCTTGATAGGGCCTCTTTTGATGGTCAGATGGTCGATCTGGCTGTCGTCTTCCCAGGCTCCGCCGTGGGTGAGTGCGTCCAAAAGCCCCTTGAGCATGTTGTCGAGGTCACGCCGGCGGCGGTCTGGCGGGCACGCTTTGATCACCACCGCCAAACGCCCGCCCTGCCTGCTTATGCGCGCTTCGGCGCACGCTTTGATCACCGCGGCGCAGTAGTCGCGGCCCTTGGCGCTGATCAGCGTCTTGGCGCCAACACGGCGGTAATAGGTGTTCGTCGAAGGCGGAAAAGGCAGGGTGATGGCTGTCATCTACTCCCCCTCGCCTTCAGCGCTTGCACAACGGCATCCCGCGCACTCTCCGGAACAGCCGCCAGCAGAACGTTGCCCTGCCGCTGCTTCTCCGGCCCCTTGAGGTCGCGCACCTTCCACCGGATGAGGCAGGCTTGCTTGTCCGCTTCGATCAGCTGTCGCTCCGTCATCGTCAAGCAGGCCAGATTTAGCGAGCCATTCCGCACCGAACCCGTCATAGGCCGCCCCATCGTTTCCGTTCTGTCCAATCACATCGATTCGAGAAATCTTCATGCCTTCTCCAGCCCTTCCAGCTCGATCAGCAGGTCGATGTAATGGCGAGCCTTCAGCAGATCCTCCAGCCCGTTCTTGTCCCGCCAGCGAGACACATACTTCACAATGTTCGCTTCGCAGTACCCGAGGCCGTTGGCGTGGATGTACTGGACGGGCTGGATAGCCATCTGCTTGTAGTGGGTGCCGCCTGGCTGTTCGTTGAATGCGCTCATTGCGGCTTCCTCGTTGCTCTGTTGTTTGCGATCAGTGGTATCTGGCCGGGCTTTAGCGGCCATGGGTGTTCCTTGCGGCAGTCGTGGCAGTACAGGGTCTGCCGGCTGCTGAAGGCCGTTGTCTTGTGGGTGGCGTCTACGGGGCAGGCCTTCATGCGGCCCCCTTTACGGTCAGCAGTCCCTCGCGGAACCAGATCAGTTGTGTTTCGGCCAGGGCGCGCAGCATGTCGGCGCCCGTCACGGCCGGAGCCGTCGAGGTTCTTGCATCAAGGCGGTCGTGGCAGGCCGAGCAGGCAAATACGGCGATCATGTCCGGGCCTTTCATGCCCATGCCCTTTTGCCCGCACGGCAGATGGGCAAGGACGGTTGTCTCCGGGTCGAAGTTGCAGACGCCAGGCAGGCGCAGGGTGCAGGACTGGCCGCGAGCCGAATCGCGCAGTTTTTTGCTGACTATTCGGCTCATGCCGCAATCCCCCAGTGATCAGCCGTGGTGAACTTCACGCCCCGCTCTGCCGCGAAGGCTTCCATCACCTCGAACATGTCGTTGAACCACTTCTTGCTCTGCTTGCGGGTGGAGATGCCCAGGACGACGAAGCCGCCATTCAGGCCGGGGACGGCGCGCTGCTGCTCGACCGAGGCGCTGAAAATGTGCTTCCAGTCCTCGTCCTTCAGCATCTGGCCGTACCACTCAACCTGGCGGGAGATATCGCGCAACATGGCCCACATGCGGCGGTTCTGCTGGTCGCTGCGGACCTCCTCGCGCATGGTCCAAGTCCAGCCGGCGTCGAGGTCGATCTTCTGCAGGCAGGCTATGGCGCGCTGGCGGTCCATCTCGTTGCGAAGGGGGAAGGTTGGGTTAGCCATGGCGGCGCGCCTCCCGCTTGTCGTGGTCGTCCTGGCATTCCTTGCAGCGCACGGCGTTCTTGACTGCGTGTAGCCGGCGCGGGTCGATGTCCTCGCCGCAATCCAGGCAGTCCGGCCGGCTTTCGCCAGTCATGCGCGACAGCACCAGCGCCACGCCACCGATGCGGTCTGCCTCCTCTAGCCCTGTGGCGCGGTCTGTTACGTCGGGGGCTGTGCGGGCCTGCTCGTAGGCGGCGGCCATTTCCATAATCGTGCTCATCGTTTCGCCCCCACTCCGCGAATCTGTTTGCCGTGCTCATCCACGACGCGATGGTCATTGCCGCGGGATAGGCCTATGCCTGCCCCGGTGATTGCTTGAGGGCGGAAGCCCTGCTTCTGGAGAGCCAGAACGGCCAGGCGCTGCTGAGACGGCATCGCGTAGATGGCCTGACGGGTCTTGGCGCAAGCGGTGTGCTTATGGCCGTTGCGTGGATTGCCGCAGATGTCGCAGCGCCACTTGAGGTCAAGGCCTTCGTGAATGCGGCCGGTGCCGATGGAGGTGGTCATCCTTTGGCCCTCCCGCGCGCCGACTTCCAGTCGAAGCCGATGGCGAAACCGCCGCCCTCACGCAGGCGATCGACGCAGCGCTCGCCAAGCGCAGCCGATAGCTCGTCAGCCGGAAGATTGGAGATGACGACGGTCGGCAGCAGCTGCTCATAGCGGCCGTTGATGATGCGGAACAGGGTCGCCAGCTCGAACTCGCTTGGCTTCGTAGCTCCGGCTTCGTCTAGGATCAGCAGCTTCGGGGCGATCAAGCTGCGCATGACCTCCTCCTCGGTCACGTCGCGGGCGTCGTAGCTCGACCGGATCTCAGCCAGCACGCCACCGACCGTGCGGTAGATTGCCGAGATGCCTTTCTTGTGGATGAGACGGTTTGCGATCGCAACGGCCAGGTGAGTTTTCCCGGTGCCAAGACTGCCAAGCAGCAACATGCAGCGCCCGGCTTTCAGATGCTCCTCGAAGTTGTCCGCGTAGGACTGGCAGATGTTGAGTGCCTCCTTCTGCTCTGGAGTGCGAGCCTCGTAGTTGGCAAACGACTTCTCAGAAAATCGGCGGGGGATGCGCGCCTTCTGAAGCTGCCAGTGCGCGAAGTCACGCAGCTTGTTCAGCCGCTCCTCTTCGGCGCGCGCCTCTGCAAAGCAGTTCGGGCACGAACTCGGCTCATGCCCATCACGCAGGACTGAGATGTAGTCGCCGTGCTTGTCGCAGACTGCAGGCTTCTTGCCTGTAACGCCGAAACGGCGGTCAAGCTCGGTCAGCGCTGTGCTCAATTCAGAAGCCATGAGTGCCATCCTCCCGCTCGATCAGGCCTGCTTTGTAGTCGCGCTCAGCAAAGCCGGTGTGCCGCGAGGCGCCGGGGAAGTGGTGCACGTTCGCAGCCGCCTTCACTTCGTCGTTCCAACGCTTCCCGTTGAGCCAGGTGGCCGCGTGCGGGATGAACTGCCCGTCGTCCTTCAGCCAGCCCTGGCAGGTGCAGTGCTTGGCCAGAGACTCAAGGATCTGAGCCAGCAGCTCGGCATCGGGATTGATCTTCGCAAAGGCCTTGCGGGCGTTGTCCTTGGCGGTCTTGCGCGGGTACAGCTTCCAGAAGGTTTCGAAGGCCTCGGCGCACTCGGCAGTCATGCCCTTTGCGGCCTTTTGAGTCCCTGAATAATTCCCCTCAGCATCGGGAAGCTCGGACGGCTCCTCGTTCTTGTGCGGGTTCTGGTGCTTCTCGAAGTTGTTGATCTGTATGCAGGCCTTGCCGTCGACTTCGTAGCGCTGGATGAAGTCGTGCTTGTCCAGCCAGGACAGCAGCGCGTCAGCGTCGATGCCGTCGCGGTAGGGGAACACTTCAGCCTTGATGCGCAGCGGGCGGTCTTCCAAGATTCCGCGCCGGTCTGCCAGCGTCCAGAGGCCAATGAACAGGAGTGTGGCGATCGGGTCAGCCACGCCGAGAACTTCGTTCTTGAACAGTGCCGGTTTGATATTCCTAGCCCTCGCCATTTATGCAGCCTCCTGCATGGAGTGGGACGTCCACAGGCCAGCGATCCACTGAACGCCCTTTGGCGTGAAGCGGGCTTGCGCGAAGGCGTGGTTATTGCGCTCGGACGTTCCGGTCTTGACCTCGAAACGGCCGGCGTCGATGTGGTTCTGATACGGGGTCATCACGCCGTTTAGGCGGTACATGACATGGCCGTCGATGAGCAGCTGACGCAGCACGCGCTCATTGGCCTTGAGCAGCTTGGCTACCTGGCGGAAGGTCAGCGTGCCGGTGTTCTCGACGTAGCGGTCGACGAACTCAACCTTCGGCGCGGCGATGGCAAGGGCCTGTTGTGCGATGGCCCGCAGCTCATATTGCTCTGCCCATGCGCGGGCCGACGCTGCCGGGTTGGTGAAGTCTGGCAGCTGTACGCGATTCGCTGACTCCAGTTCCTGCCAGCGGTCAACCAGCCGAGCAGTGAATTCCGGCGAAAGCTGAGCGACCACGATGATGCTGTCGCGCTTGCCCTGGTCTCCGGAAAAAACATACTCAGCAGACGGGCGACCAGCCGTTGCCTTTTCCACCAGCGGTGGTAAAGCGATGACGCCGCGCTCAGCCAGTCGCTCGACTGTACGGCGCACGCTGTCATGACGAGAGTCGACCAGCTCAGCAATCTCTCGACTGCTCATGGTCAAGGCGTTTACAGCGGGTATTAGGTGTGTCATGATTTCTCTACCTCGCAACACGTTGTTGAAGAACCCGGTCTTTCCCACCGGGTTTTTTATTGCCTGCCGTTTGGGTTTCAGTCCCTGGTCAGGCCCTATTCAGGCTTTCGCCGAAAAGGTCTTACGGTTCCCCGCTTCGCTGATGGCCGGGTGATTCGGCTAACGGCCTCGTTCAGGTCGCGCTCCACCTCTTGTCCCAGCAGTTCCTCGGGGGTCATTCCTTGTCGTGCAGCTGCCTTACGCAGCATTTCCAGCTCATCCCCGTAGAGATAGGCGGGCAGATCTACTTTTTGAGGCACAAGCCCCTCCTCGGGGCCTTCAGGCCGCGGTTACTTCATCGCTATCCTCGGCAGCCAGGCGCTCCAAAGCGGCCTCGACCAAATCACGAACCAGCACCGCCTTCTGTGTGCGGTGAAACTGAGCCAATGCGTCAATCAGCTTGTAAGTGGCGTCATCTACGCGCAGCTTGATCTCGCGGTCGCGTAGGTGGTTGGGGTCTGCATACATGGCAATTTCCTTCTGCGGGGATGAAGTGTGTGAAAAAGGAATCAGGCAGCGGTCTTGACGCGCTTCAGGGCCGGACAGAGGTCAATGGCCTTGAAGGTTCCGTCGGCGACCTGTTCAGCAGTCATGGCGGGGATAGGCCCCATGCCGCACTTGCCCCTGACCCAATCCGAAACAGTGGTTTGGTGGACGCCGAGAGCCTTGGCAGTCAGCTCCTGCGTTCCGAAGTGCTCAACGAGCTGTCTGTAGATTGCGTTCATTTGGCGTCCCTTTACGGCAATGACCATATCTTAGAATACGGTCATAACCTTTTGCAAGCACATGGTCAATACCGTGAGAATTCAGGGATGAACTTCGGACAGCGACTCAAGGCGGCGCGTAAATACGCCGGCCTCACACAAACCCAGCTTGCGACCAAGGTAGGGATGGACCAAACAACCATCTCCGACCTCGAGCGCGGGAAATCAAGCTCATCCTCGTTTTGCGCCAGCATCGCGCGAACATGCGGGGTGGATGCCTTGTGGCTGGAGACTGGACAAGGCGACATGCTGCCTAAAGAATCTACCAACCCCACCGATACTGGGGGAAATGTAGAACCACTTCAGGTTCATGAGGGCACGGTCATCCAGCTTGGTGAAATCCAGAAGGTGCCGCTCATAAGCTGGGTAGCAGCCGGGACCTGGAGTGAGGCTATCGACCTTTACGAAGTAGGCGATGCTGAGGTTTGGATGCCCTGCCCTGATCCGATTGGCCCGCGCGGCTTTGCGCTGCGCGTCGAGGGTGACTCAATGACGAGTCCCTACCCTGGTTACGAAAGCTACCCGCACGGGACTTTCATTTACGTTGACCCTGACCTTGCGCACAAGTCCGGTGACCCGGTTGTCGCAAAGCTGCCATCAAGCAATTCGGCCACGTTCAAGATCTTTATCGAGGACGCTGGACAGTACTACCTGAAACCGTTGAACCCTCAACACCCGATGATCCCTATCACCGAAGAGACGCACATTGTCGGCGTGCTCGTAGGCTCTTACCGAAAACGGTAATCCTGACCAACCCGCGCCCGGCCCGGCAGGGCCTGTTGAGGGAATCAGGAATCAGGAATCAATGAAGAGGGAATCAGGAATCAGCCCGAGCGCTACCGAATAAATCGGTACTACTACCGATAAAATCGGGCTTTTTCTGGAGCGATACCGATTTCCTCGGAATTTCAGCTACTTATCGCACCTCTGTCATCTCTCCCAGACCCTTTGTAGTCGCGCCTGTACCGGGCAAGCTCCCTTCGCAGCACCTTCCTCGCTCTCTCCGAACCAAGCTCCTCAATCAGCAAGCGCACACTGAGCGCCGCCATCTCTTCGGCCGTCGTTGGCGTCACGTCCACCCGTTCTCCCTGCCAGGTGGCTTTCACTGAAGCCATCAGAAACACCCTTGGCATGTGATCGACCTCTAAATTTTCGTTCTGTCTCGTCACCTTTCGTCGCCACCCGAACTCGAAAATTCCTCCCAAAAAACCGATATGGAGAAAAATATGGTTAAAACCGTTGACAGTGAATACGGCATAGACCATATTTGCTCCCACAGACGCCGAGGCCCTCAAAAAGCACCGGCGCAAAGGCAGAGATGCCCTGGCTACGGCCTAAAGCTCTTTAACAGATTGGGAACATCGCGGCGGGGTCTGCTTCGGCATACAGCGCGATCCAAAAATTCCCCGCCCCATGCCAGCTCTGGAACTGGCCGTGGCTCCACATGCAGCCACGCGAAGTTGCGCAGCCACCCGATGCGACGCCAGTAGCGGCAGCGGGCAGAGAGATGACTCCGGCAGACGCGCAACGAGATCGAACTACCAAGGATTCCTTGACAGTTCAGCCAAGCCCACCGTGGCAAGTAACGGAGGCCAGCAAGACAGACGATTCCTCGGTGCGCCTCAAGCGGGGCGCACCAGGAGGAATCCACTGAACACCAATTCGCGCCTGATGACGCCAGCCGCTTTCACGGTTGAGCCTGTACGCTGGCTCAATCGGAAAACCAAGGAGATGCACGATGAACCGCAAAATCACCCGCCAAGACGTTGTTGAAGCGGCCGCAGCGAAGGGAATTCGCATTCTTGAAGCACTGAACATGATGCAGGCAGCAGCCGCAAAGATGGGCGACGAAAGCACCCTTGAACAGCTGTGCGCGATCAAGAGCGACATGCTTTTCGGTGACGAGTGATGAACAAACGCCGCAAGGAGATGACCGCCTGGGCGGTTGCCAACTTTGAAAAGTGGCCTACGCACGAATGTATGACCGATGCAGATCCTGACGAGATCGGATGCGAGCTCGCGCACTACCCGGGGCATTCGAACCTTCCAGTTCTAAGGTGCAGGCTTGGCGGTGCGGTCATCACCTCTACCGATTACTTCTACGCAAAGCGCGGCATCAAGTAATGCCTGAGTCGATTTCAGGCCATTCGCAAGAGTGGCCAGCGGGAAGACAACCGGAGGGAACCTGAAATGAACATCTCAGTTTTGAATTTCGACGCCTACAAGATCGACGTAAACCCGGCCAGCCGAACGCTGATGGGCGTCTCGGCATACGACGCGGACGGCGCCACGGTCCTCGATAACTTCGACATCGAGCAGATCGTGAACCACTTCGGCGCCGCTGAATTGCTGGATGAGATCGGCGAGCAAATCGCCCGCCGCCACTTTGAGATTGAGGGATAGCACATGGCCCAGTTCAACATCGACGCCAGCCTTAGCAGCGGCAAGCGGCTCCAGTGGCTGGCCATTGCAGAGGAAGGCGAAAGCCTGCAATCGGTCGCCGATCAGGTGAAACGTGCGGCGGGCAAGAAGTTCGGACCCGCCGTGATGCTGAAGCGCTGGGGCGTGATGCGAGCCAGTAACGGCTACATCACCGTGACGATGAACGCCTGAGCCAGCCAGACCAGACCCTAACGGGCCTGTAATAACCGAGGGCGCCCGGTGCTGGTAGCGCCATGAATCACATCCGCGCGCGGCGGACCTTCGGGATATCCGCGACGGGGATAAGCCGGCAAGTGCCCCGATTGCTGAAAAACACCGGCAGCCGTTGGCGGGACTCCACTACACCCCGTTGAGACGGCCGAATGGCTCACGTTACGAGCCTGCATCGGAGAGTGATTTGGCGCGGACAGCGAGCCTGATGCGCGGCCGGCGTGAACGGGTAGCCCCCATGTAGCGCCGGCCGGTGCCGGACCTGATCAATCTGGCGAGAAGCCCAGCATGTCTTCCCTGTTCGACTCAGGGCAGATCACTCCCCGATGCAGTGCGGCGTGGAAAGCAGACACGCAGCCGTGAGGCCGAAAGGCGGCAGTCTGAGACTGTACGGCGCAATAGCCGGAGTAGCGTCCGGCCACTGCATCACCCCTCCTACACCCCAGCACTCACCGCAAAGCCTCTGCCTGTACCTCACTGGTCCTGCGATACAGGACGGGGGCTTTGCAGTGGGTGCCATTCCGCGAGGATTCCACGATGAAATTCGAGATCGACCTAGATGAATACCTCCTCTCCGTTGAGGTAACCCATTGCGCAGTCGTTGAGCCTGACTATCGGTGCCGGGACAGCGCGGACGATTACTACGGCTATAGCGAGCTTGAATTCACCATCACCAGCGGGACCGTCTTTAACGAGGACGGAAACCAAACGGATCTTGGCCGGAATGGCTGCGCAGCGGTTGCCGATGAACACGCCGAGCGGATTGAAGAGCTGCTGTGGAAGCTGATCGAAGAAGAGCGGAGGGAGGCAGCATGAAGACCGAAGACACCATTCGCGAGCACTTCAAGCACCTGCGGGGCGCCAGGTACGCAGCAACTGCCGACTATCACTGCAACGTGCTGTACGGCTACCTGAAAGCCTTGCGCGACACCGGCCAGATCGAAACGAGCCTTTACCTGCGGATGAATCACGCAGTCACGAAGGCATGGACGCTCAAGACGAAATTCACCGTGAGGACTGCGGCATGAGCAAGGAAGTGAAGCGTTTTTACATCATGCCTGGCTCTGTACCGGTGCTACTGAGCGGTGACCCTGCGTACACGCCAATGACGAACCACTTGACTGATGTTCACACGGTCCCGTTGGTGCCGGCCTCCGACTACGAAGCCCTTCTCGCCGAGCGGGATGCGTACCGGAAGGCGCTTGAAAAACTGGCCACCGTGCCAGGCTGCGGATGCTCATTCCCGTGCCGCTGTGGTGGCGAGGAATGGACGCGCGCAGAGCTCGAAGGCCGCATGGACTACGCCGCCGAAACACTCGCCCGCGCCGCCCTGCAAGGAGAGCAGCCATGAACGCCTACGTCCTCAAGGAGCTGGCCGGCGCCCTATGCATCACCTTAGCCGGATCGCTTATCGGAACTCTCGCCTACGTGGCGCTATTGGGGGGTGTGTGATGAGGAACGAGACAAAGATCGAGCTCGTCACCTGGATCGTCGCCGCGATGCTCACGATCCCGTTCGTGGTCGGGCTGATGTCGATTCTTCTGTTTCTGCTCGGAGGCGCCCATGGCTAGCCAACGCCAACGCTCACTCCGCTACGCATGGTGGCGGGGCTTCTCTATCGCCCTGCTCGTTTTCACAGGATGGATATACGTCAGCGCGCTGGCGGGGAGGGTTACGGGATGAAAGAGATCGACTGGAGCAAGGCGCCGGAGGGCTGGAAGTTGGTTCCTATCAAGCCGACACCGCAGATGCGATCAGCTGCCGACGCCGCAGAGTGCATTGCAGCGCGAAAGCGCCGACAGTTCTTTGCGGGCGATTCGTGGCTGCCAATGGTCAGGAATGCCCCTGAATATAGAGCCCCTGAATGGACCGGTGAAGGCCTGCCGCCAGTTGGAGCGGTATGCGAATGCCAAGACGAGTCATTCAAGTGGAAACCCGGAACGATTGTCTATGTCGGTCAAGGTGATGGCGCAATGGTCGCTGTTATGCAGGCGGACAGCGGCATCCTGATCGGCGAGAAAGGTGAGTTCCGCCCCCTCCGCACACCAGAGCAGATCGCTGAGGAAGAGCGCAGAGCCGCCATCTTGGATATGAAAGGCCATCTTTCGTTTAGCGACTACCGAGAGGCTGAGCAGCATTGCGCCGCCCTCTACGACGCCGGCTACCGCAAGGTGACCCCATGAACCGCACACTCCCCCTCCCCTACGACGACACCCCATCAGGCCACTCATTCGCAGCTGCTTGGTGGACCCTTACCGGGTTCGGCGTGCTGGCTGGCGTGCTGCTGTTCGGCCTGGCTGGCGAGGCGGCGATCTACAACCTTTTCGGAGAACGAGCATGAACAAGTCAGAACAGATCAACGAGCTGGCCGCAGCGCTAGCTAAGGCTCAAGGCGAACTTGAGAACGCGAGCAAGTCCAGCAACAACCCGCATTTCAAAAGCAAGTATGCCGACCTGGCTGAGATCCTGAACACGGTGCGCCCTGTGTTCGCTTCTCACGGCCTGTCTGTTTCTCAGTGCCCGAGCTTTGAGGCCGGCATTGTCAGCGTAGAGACGGTCCTGATGCACAGCTCTGGCCAGTGGATGAGCAGCACAATCAGCGCGCCAGTCAGCAAGCAGGATGCGCAAGGTGTCGGGTCTGCCATCACCTACTGCCGCCGCTACTCACTGGCAGCGGTCGCAGGGGTAGCGCAGGAAGACGACGACGCGAATAGCGCAGTCGGCCACGCCCCGCGGCAGCAACAGCGCCCTGCGCCGCAGCCTGAAAAGCCAGCAAAGCCGCGGATCAGCGCAGATCAAGTGGCCACGCTGCGGGAAATCATTGCCGCTTCCAATATCGACGAGGCCGCATGGTGCGCAAGCATCCGCATCCCATCGCTCGACCTGCTGCCGGCTGAGAAGTTTGACGGCGCCCTAGCGCACCTTGAAAGCCAGAAGGTGGCCGCATGACTTCTCTTAACGCATTTCAGGGCGCTGACTGGCTAGCGCAGCGCATTGGGCGGATCACGGGGTCGCGGGTCGCCGCGATCCTCGGGCTCGATAAGTACAAGAGCCGTGACGATGTATTGCGCGACATGGTGCGCGAGTACCGCGGCGCCGAATCGGAGTTCACTGGCAACGAGGCCACGGCCTTCGGCCACGAGCACGAGCCGGAAGCCATCGCAGCATACGAGGACCAGGCCGAGTGCCTAGTCATCTCGACCGGCCTGCATGTTCACGCTGAGCATGACTGGCTGGCAGCATCGCCGGACGGGCTGGTCGGGCATGACGGGCTGATTGAGGTTAAGTGCCCGTTCCGCGCCACCTACACGACGCTGGCCGAGGTGCCACACTACGCCGCACAGATTCAGCTGCAACTGGCCTGCACAATGCGCGATTGGTGTGACTTCGTGATCTGGCGCGATGGCGGAATCATCGTTGAGCGTGTCGAGGCCGATCCGCTTTGGCTGTTCCAGCACATGCCCGTGCTGTCGGCATTCCGCGACGAATACCTGGCGACCGTCGCCAGCGAAGAGAAGTCGGCGCGCCACCTGATCCCGCTTATCCGCGAAGACCTCACATGGTCGGCGCTTGAGGCTGAGTATGCCGACGCCAAGGCCGAAGCGGACAAGGCAGGCGCCAGGCTGGAGGCAGCCAAGAAGGCGCTCATCGCTGAGGCTGGCGAGCAGAGCCAGAAAGGCCGGCTTGTGCAAGTGATCCGCTCGGAGCGAGCCGGCACGGTCGACTACGCCAAGGCCATCGAGCATTACGCGCCCGGCTCCGACCTGAGTGCATACCGCAAAAAACCCACCGTTGTTTATTCAGTCAAGGAGTGCCGCTAATGGCCCAGCTTTTCACATCCGCACGCATCGGCAATGAGCCGGAACTGCGATACACCCAAGGCCAGAACCCGCAAGCCGTGCTTGAGATCGCCCTGCCGTGTGACTACGGCCGCAAAGATCCGCAGACCGGCCGCAAGCCTACCCAGTGGGTACAGGCAACCATTTGGGCAAAGCGGGCCGAAGCATTGGCGCCATACCTCGTCAAAGGCCAGTGGGTCACCGTCACCCTTGACGATGTGCATGTTGAGGAATTTCAGCGTCGCGACGGCACCGCAGGCAGCAAGATGGTCGGCACCATATCCGCCATCCAGCTGATCGGCAGCGCGCCGGACGCAGTGCAGCCACACCCGCAGGCGCAGGCAGCACGCCAGCCAGCGCCGCGGCAGACGCAGCCAGCGCAGCAAGCGGCGACTGACTACGACAGCTTCGACGACGACATTCCGTTCGCCGATCCCTACCGCGGCGCCCGCTCGCTGCTGATCTGATCCACCCAGGGCGCCCAGCGCGCCCTCCTCCCCGGTACACACCCATGCAAGAGTTCAAGTACGACCGCGTGCACACGCCGGCCGCGCACGAGGCTGCGCGCCAGGAAATCGCAAGGAAGATGGCAGCGTTTGAGGCTGCGAAGGGGCCGGTGGAAACCCAGCCGATTCGCGTAGAGGAGAAACTGATCCCCTACCGCATCACCTGCCCCGAGAAGAAGCAGGCAGCGCGAGCAAAGGCCGTGGCGACCAGAAAGGCGCGATCGGTGGCGGCATGAGTAGGACATTGAAAGGCCGGCTTGTCCGGCGCGAGATCAACGGCATCAGCGAAAAGCTCTGCGGCTGCTGCGACGAGTGGAAGCCGCTGGACGATGAGCACTTCCAGTTCATCAAGACGACTGGCGTCTGGCAGTGCTACTGCCGGCCGTGCCTTTACGCGAAGGCTGTAGCGCGGGCGCAGGCTCGAAGGAAGGCAGCATGACCAGAGCCGAATACCTAAGCCGCGCTTATGAGTTAGCGCCGCGTGGTGAGCAGCTGCCGCACGCCAGGCTGAACGCTGAAGTCGTCCGCGAGATACGGACCAACCGACGCGGCCTAACCGCCCGCCAGTGGGCCGAACAGCTAGGCGTCCATCAGCGGACCATCGACAAGGTGCGCGACTACCGCAGCTGGCGGCACGTCGCCTAGGAGAAGAGATGACTTGCGCAAGCCCACTAGCCGGCAGGAGGCGCACGGAATACCGGCACTGGACGCCGGCAGAGGACGCAACGTTGGCTGAACTGTATGCCACGAAGCCCATCACTGAGATAGCAGCCCTGATGGGGCGCGGCACCGGCTCCATCTACAACCGCGTGCAGAAGCTCGGGCTAACGAGGCCTGACGAATACAAGGCAATTACCGGCTGCGGCAGGTTCAAGCCTGGCCACCAGACATGGAACGCCGGCCGCAAGGGATGGCAGGCAGGCGGCAGGGCCAAGGACACGCAGTTCAAGCTGGGTCACCGACCATCGAACACCTGGCGCCCCATCGGAGCGGAGCGCACCGACAAGGGCGGCATCCTCTACCGCAAGGTGGCGGACACCGGCAACAAGCGCACTGACTGGCGCCCGGTCCACGTGATGTTGTGGGAAGAGCACAACGGCGCCGTGCCGACAGGTCACTTCCTCGTCTTCAAGGATCGCAACCCCTCCAACATCTCTATCGACAACCTCGAGCTGGTCACCCGCGCGGAGAACATGCGCCGCAACTCAATCGACCGCTATCCACCCGAATATCGCCAGTCCGCCATAACGCTCGGCTGGTTCAAGCGGAAGCTCAACAAACTGGAGCAGCACCATGAACAACCTCAGTGATCTGCGCGCCATCCTCGGCAAGACGATGGAGGGCGTGCTAGCCGGCACCTACTCGATTGAACAAGCAAAGGCTGTTGCCCAGGTCGCGGCCGAAGTGAATGCCACGGCGCGCCTTGAGGTGGACATGGCCCGCGCTACCGATGGCGACTTCCGAGGCTCGGGCTTCATTGACGTCGAGCCGCGCATTGCGCCGCGTGAGCCGCTACGGAGGATTGCTCCGTGACGGAGCTATCTGAAACCGCCAAGGCCATCTGCGCCCAGCACTACAACTTCAAGTCCCGCAGCAGCTGCAACGCCTGCCCTCTCCAGCCCGAATGCCACAAGCCGGCCGCCACCCTGACACAGGAGTCGATGGACGAGTGGCGCGGGCGAGTGAACCGGCTGGCCCTGCCCCACGGCGAGGCCGAATGCCTTGCGGTGCAGGAGTCGCTGCCGCTGTGAACGCACCCATCTTCTGCAGAACGGACGGCAAGCGGATCGGCCAATGCGCCTGTTTCCGCTGCCTCCCACCAACACAGGACAAAGGACATGACACAGAGCGAACTGAAAGAACTGAAGGCAATCGGCGCTGAGCTGGGGGCTGCGAAGGCTGAGGTGGAGCGGCTGCGCGAGGCATTGCAGGCGATGCTAGACGAGTGCGACCCGATGAACCTCAACTGCGGGGAGCCGTGGTGCCGTGCGCGGGCCGCGCTATTGCCGAGATCAGAGCCATGCGGCGGATGCGGCAATGATGACGAATCGAAGCGTTGCATCGGCTGCGGCCACCAGTTCACGCCAGCTCCAACCGACACCTATACCGCCGTCGACATGGCCACAGCCGCAGCGCAGGGGTTCAGGGATGGGCAGGCGGCAGTAGAGCAAGCAGCGGCGCAGGATGAGGCGGAGCTGTCAGCAGAGGAAATCCTGATGCTCTTCGAGCGAAACGGCTTTCACATCGAGGCAGGAGCCAGCTATTCAGCGAAGGGCCAGATTGCGCAACTGCTGAACGCGGCCGGCGAACTGCTGCGCCGCAACGACACCCGCCCCGCGCAGACCGAGCAGCAGCCTGTCGTCATCCCGCCAATGGTGGAGTTTGACGACATGGTGAATCGTCTGTTCGAACTGGACGCTGACGCCCGAAAATACTGCGCCCGTCATTGGTTGCTGAGCATGTGGAAAGCGACCCTTAACCGCGTATGTGAATTGAACGCCGCCCCCATCGCGCAGACCGCCCAGGGTGACGACCAATGAGTATGCACAAAATCCCCCTCACCCAGCTTGAGGAAGACGGCCTGCGCGCCCATGGCTTGGATATAGGATCGCCTAGCCAGCTGTCGGACGTGTTTCGTCACGGCATCAAATGGGCGCTAGAGCAGACCGCCCCGCAGCCGGAGCAGAGCGGCAAGTTCGCCATGCACCAACGCGTGCGCAAGACCTCCGGCAGCGAGTGGGTTGGCCGTATCTGCGGCACCTACTCCACCGCACTGACCCCGGAAGGCTACGCCGTAGAGAGCGAGGCCCACGCCGGCAGCGTGCAGATTTACCCGGCTAAGGCGCTGGAGGCAGTGGAATGAGCAAGGTATTGGTTGATCGGGAGCTGCTGGAGCGCGCAGCGTCGCATCTTGAATGGGATGGCGACGAGTCGATGACCGTTATCCAGTTTGCGCAGAAGTGTGACGCGCTGGCCGATGAGTTGCGCAGAAGTATCGCTCAGCCCGCAGAGGCGGAAGGGGAAGGCAATGCGCGCCTGATGAATACGCTGGCTGAACTGGCCCGCCGCGCGCCGCTCCGCACGCTGCACACGATCTGCGAAACGCAGCACCAAGTCAGCACGGTGAAACTGGAGCGGTACCTAGAACCTATCGGCGACACCCTTGCCGGCTATGCCTTCACCCTGCGGATTGACTTCGACAAGCTCAGCGCCGCCCTGTCAGCCGTGACCGCCGAGCGGGATAGGCTCGAGTCGATGCTGATCCGAACCGCTACGCGCCACTTCGCGCTGCAGATCAAGGACCGCGCAGACGACAAGAAGCTTGACGAGTGCCTGTCCGAAGGCATTGCGATGCTGGAGGCAGAGCGGGACAGGCTGCAACAGTTCGAGGCCGCATACAACGAATGGCACGACAAGACCGAGTGGGTACAGGAAACCGCCAATGCCCACGAACTAGGGAAGCACCGCGCTGACGTGCTCAAGGATCGGATCGACCAGCTCCGCGCCGAGGTCGAAGCAGCCGGCGTAACGGTGAGGGGGTGAGGGATGGAACCGGAAATTTTGCATGTGCCAGAACTGGCGAGGATGCTGAACCGCACCGAATGCGCGATCCGCTCGGCTATCCGTGACGGGGCAAACTGGTTGCCGCCTGGATTCAAGCAGGGCGTTCGCCATTGCTGGCGTACAGAGTCGGTCCGCAGGTTCTTGCGGGAGTATGAGAGCGGCGAACACAAGGCGCCGAAGGTAGGCAGGAAGCGGCGCGAGCCGCCGAAGCTGAGAGGTGTAGCGTGACTAGCCGAGCTTGTCGGCCAGCGCGCTCGGGCAAAGATGGGTGTATCGCTGCAGCATTGCGAGGGTCTTATGCCCCGTGATGCTAGCGACCTCCATCATCGTGAAGCCGCGCTCAAACAGGCGGCTCGTGGCCTCGTGTCGCAAATCGTGATAGGTCAGCCCCACCACGCCGGCAGCCTTACAGGCGCGCGGGAAGTAGTTGCTCACGGACTGAGGCGACAGGGAAAACACACGGCCATTGATCTGCTTCGGCAGTTCGTCCAGCAGCTTGCGTGCCCGGATCGAGAGCGGCACCAACCGGCGAGATCCGTTCTTCGTGTCCTCAAGGTGCGCGACCTTGCCTTTAATCTGGTCGCGCCGCAGCAATACCAGTTCAGATCGGCGCATTGCCGTATCTGCTGCCAGTTCGATGATTACCGGCAGCTCGTGGTGAATCTTTGCAGCCTCGGCGTAGATCCGGCTCAGCTCATCACTGGTCGGCCGGCGATCGCGCGACTTACTGCCGGCAGGCATCCGCAGGTTCCGACATGGGTTTACCAGCCCTTCAATCCCCCACTCCTTCGCGGCCACTGTATATAGGTGGCTGATGATGGCCAGGTTCAGGCGAACCGTCGCGGTGGATTTCCCCTCTTTCAGCCTTTCATCACGCCAGGCTGCTAGGTCAGAAGACTTGAGCGAGGCCAGCGACTTCTCCGCCAGCGGATCTTCCATCCAACGCTTTATGCGGACGCCTTCTTGCTTCTCACCCTTCTTGTGATCGCTTACTTCGCGCCGGTACCGCTTCAGCGCTTCGGCTAGTGTCGTGCTCTCGGCCTCGCGGATATCTACGAAACGCGCACGCGACATATCCCCTTCGATCTCGGCCGCCCATCGCTGGGCTTCTGCCTTGGTGTCAAAGGTAGCTGATAGGGTTGGATATCCTTTGCGGCGAACCTGGGCACGCCAGGAGCTTCCGCGCTTCTCGAAATAGGCCAT